CGTGACGATCTCAATATCTTCCGATGGCCCTCGCGCAGCAAAGACGGCATGAAACCCTTCGGAGTCGTAGATGTCGCACTGCATCTGAAATAGATAATAGTCAAATTCACGTAGCGTTTTCGCTAAGTCGGTCCATTGATCGATGGTTTCAATAGACAGCACCGTTTCACTCCCTGCAAATGTTATTCTATTACGGGAGGAAAACGAAAGGCATGACTTTAAGCCAGAAGGGCAGGCGAACTTCCTTGAAGGGGATGCAGGAGCGTGATGTAGGATTCATCAATACTTTCTAAATCTTCATAAATTCCTCCGATATGTAGCAATGCAATATGTAGGAATGCTGGTGAGCGGACTCCACCATCATTTTGGGCTGGAACGATAGTCAATTCAATTGAATCCCCATCTTTTGCACATGATATTTTTTCTCTTAACATTTTTTCATCAACGATGATCTTCGACAATTTTGACACCCTTTCTTTTTTTGTAGCTTTGTTTTTCACAACAGTCCATATTATGAATTAATCGTCAGTCGAATAAAGTCGGATTAGAGCATATCGGCATAAATTGTGGCATGCTACAAAAAGCGGATATCAATTGCAAAAGAAATAATTTAAAATAGCAAAATAACAGTCGGCAGATGGCCGAATATTACAAGTAACAAGAGAACTATGACGCGGCTATGCAGTTTTTCATGAAAGGGAACGACGTTGGTCTAAGGTAAAACCGCATAAACAGCATTTTTGTCGCAATACTACTATTGAGGTGAGCAATTCATGGCTAAAAAATCAAACAAGCAAAAGAAAAATGAATACCCCCAATCAACTATGTCAAGTGTTCAAACGCCGCTTTCCAATGAAAATCCAAATCAAAACCACAACACTAAAAAAGTCTCAATGGGTCCAAACACCCAGCGCTGAAGTGGCTTTCTGGGCAAAAAAAATGAAATGTGCCGCCCCAAAAAAGAAAATGGGGCGTTCCGCGCTCAGGAAGCACACCTTTGCCGCGAAAGCGCAGTGGCCGGCTTTGGACTGAGCAACGGTTCTACCGGTAAAAACGAAGATATTTGAAATGCGATGTCAGAAATATCTAAATAAATATTTCCTTATGAGCTGAACACAGTATGCGATAGCACCATGCCCCAAAACGGCGTGATGCTTTTTTTATGCCCTCTTGACGACAAGCTCTTTTTTCGGCGCTACCATGGAGAGAGTACAGAGTAAAGATTATTGAGTGTGTGGAGTGTGCGTCGTCTCTTACGGAGATGTACGTTAGATAGGAGCACGCGAAAGGAGGCTGACGGGAACATGGCAAAGAGACCACTCACGGGCAAACAGGCCCGTTTTGTCGAAGAATACCTCGTCGACCTCAACGCCACGCAGGCGGCAATCCGGGCCGGCTATTCCACCAAAACCGCCGACGACATCGGGCATCAGCTTCTCCACCATTGTCGGGTTTCGGAGGAGATCGCGCGCGCGAAGGCTGAGCGCAGCCGTCGCACGGGCGTTTCGCAGGACCGCGTGATCGAGGAGCTTGCAAAGATCGCCTTCCTCAAACCGGAGGATGCAATCAACTTCGACAGCGCCACCGTCCGCGACGACGCCCCGCCGGAAGTGCTTGCCTGCATTGCCGGCTGCAAGGTCAAAACCATGACCGGCGACAGCGGAGACATGGAAGAGCGCGAGGTGAAGCTCTGCGACAAGCTCAAAGCCCTTGATATGCTCGCAAAGCACCTCGGCATGTACGACAAGCAGGCCGGCGGCGATGAGAACGAGACCGGCGTTGTGATGATGCCGGCGGTCATGGAGACGCCGCCGCTGCCGGAGCTGCCGATGGAACAGCCGGAGGGAGACAGCGATGCCTAAAGTGATCTGGTCCCCACAGCCGAAGCAGGCTCTTTTCATGTCCCGCTTTGAGGACGAAGCTCTCTACGGCGGCGCGGCCGGCGGCGGAAAATCCGACTGCGCGCTCATCGAGGCGCTGCGGCAGGTGGACATTCCGTATTACCGCGGGCTCACGCTCCGCAAGACCTATCCGATGCTCTCGGACCTCATCGACCGCTCGTTGGAGCTCTACCCAAAGGTTCACCCCGGCGCAAAATACAACCGCACAGAGCACGCCTGGACGTTTCCGTCCGGGGCAAAGGTCACCTTCGGCTCAATGCAACACCCGACAGACCGCTTCAACTATCAGGGCAAGCACTACGACTTCATAGACTTCGACGAGCTGACGCAGTTCCAGAGTGACGAGTATATGTACCTCAAGAGCCGCAACCGCCCAAATGGGCCGGGGACGCGATGCTATATGCGCGCGCAGGCGAACCCCGGAGGCATAGGCCATGGCTGGGTCAAGGAATATTTCGTAACGCCCGCAAAGCCGCTGTCCACGATCTGGCGGCGCGTCGTCATCCTTTTCCCGGACGGACACAAAGAGGAGCGGTGGAGCTCCCGCGTCTATGTGCCAGCGACCGTATTCGACAACCGAAAGCTCCTCGAAAACGACCCGGACTACCTCACGCGCCTCGCGGAGCTGCCGGAGCAGGAGCGCAATGCCTTGCTGTATGGCTCTTGGGATAGCTTTTCCGGGCAGGTGTTTACCGAGTGGCGCAACGACCCGGAGCAGTACCAGACGCGGCTATGCACTCACGTCATAGAGCCGTTTCAAATCCCGGCGAGTTGGGCGATCTGGCGCGGCTTCGACTGGGGCTACTCGCGGCCGTTCTCGGTCGGTTGGTATGCGGTCGATCAGGATAAACGGCTGTACCGCATCCGTGGGTTGTACGGATGCAACGGCACCCCAAACACCGGCGTCAAGTGGGAGCCCGCGCGCGTGGCGCAGGAGATCAAGCGCATCGAAAGCGAGGACCCGAACCTCAAGGGCCGCATGATACACGGCGTCGCGGACCCGGCGATCTTCTCGGACTCGGGCACAGAGAGCATTGCGCGGCTGATGGAGCCGGCGCGCATCTGGTGGGACCCCGGCGACCACAACCGCATTGCCGGCAAGATGCAGGTCCACAACCGCCTCGCGTTCGACGACAACGGCATTCCAATGCTGTACGTTTTCAATACCTGCAAGCACTTCATAAGGACCGTCCCCGCGTTGGTCTACTCGGAGAAGGACGTCGAGGACGTCGACACAGACGGCGAGGACCACATTTACGACGAGTTGCGTTATATCTGCATGGCGCATCCCATCGCACCACCCGCCCCGGCCAAGGCCGAGATACACGCATACAGTCCGCTGGACGCAGAGCCGGCGGGTGCCGACACGCGGTACGCTTTCTACCGCGGCATTTGATTGGAGGAACACATGGACGAACAGAAGCTTAACGGTGTCGCGTCGGCGCTGGCGGACGGCGGGGACGTCGGCGTCACGGGCGCGGACACGCCCACTGTGCAGGCGATCACGTCCGCCGACGTGCTCAAGGCGGCAACTATCCTGCGCAAGTACAAGGACGGCAAAAGCGCTCTCGAAGCGCGGCTCAAAGAGGACGAGAAGTGGTACAAGATACGCCATTGGGAGGCTGTGCGCGGCAAGACCGATGAAAACGGCAACACCATCTCCACCGTGCAGCCCACGTCCGCATGGCTGTTCAACACGCTCGCAAACAAGCACGCCGACGCGATGGACAACTATCCCGAGCCCATCGTGCTGCCCCGCGAGGCGAGCGACGAGGACAGCGCCAAGACCCTGCAGGAGATACTTCCCGTTATCCGCGAGCGCTGCGGATATGAGAAGGTCTACTCCGACAACTGGTGGGAAAAGCTCAAGCACGGCACCGGCGTCTACGGCGTGTTCTGGGACCCCACTTTGGAAAATGGGCTCGGCGACATCTCCATTACGCGCATCGATCTGCTCAACATCTACTGGCAGCCAGGCATTGAGGACATCCAGGACAGCCGCAACCTGTTCATCACGAACCTTGTAGACGACGACATCCTCGCGCAGCAGTACCCGGAGCAGACCGCGGGCGGCAAGCTCGGAGACGCCATCGACAAGACGCAGTATCAGTACGACGATCAGGTCGACACCACGGAGCAGACGCTCGTGGTGGATTGGTACTACAAGCGGCAGGTGGACGGGCGCACGGTCCTCCACTACTGCAAATTCGCCGGAGACAAGGTGCTGTTCGCCTCGGAAAACGACCCGACCTATGCAAACGGCTGGTACGAGCACGGGGAATACCCCGTTGTGTTCGATACGCTCTACCCCGAAAAGGGGACGCCGGTCGGCTTTGGGTATGTGAGCGTCTGCAAGGACCCACAGCTCTACATAGATCGTCTCGGCGGTTGCATCCTCGAGAACGCCATCGTGTGCTCCAAGCCGCGCTACTTTACGCAGTCGGGCAGCGGGCTCAACGAAAAAGAGTTTCTGGACGTCAACCAAGCTCTTGTCCACATCGACGGACCCATCGACGAAAACCGCTGCAAGCCGATCACCGTGCCGCAGCTCTCCGGCAACATCATTTCCGTCTGGCAGGAGAAGATCGACGAGCTAAAGGAAACGAGCAGCAACCGCGACTTCTCGGCGGGCGGTACCGCGAGCGGCGTCACGGCGGCCTCGGCCATTGCCGCGCTGCAGGAGGCGGGCAATAAAACTTCCCGCGACGTCATCGGCGCGAGCTACCGCGCGGACGCACAGATCACGACGCTGAACATCGAGGATATGCGGCAGTTCTACACGGAGCAGCGCTGCTTCCGCATCACCGGCAAGGCCGACGACAGCGGCGCGCCGGCGGGCAATCAGTACGTCGCCTTCGACAACAGCCAGATACAGCCGCAGACGACCGTCACGCCGGACGGGCAGGAGCTTGTCCGCAAGCCCATCTTCGACATTAAGATCAGGGCGCAGAAGAAAAACCCGTACAACCAGCTCAGCCAGAATGAGCTTGCAAAAGAGCTCTACGGGCTCGGCGTGTTCGACCCGCAGCGGGCGACGGAGTCGCTGATGCTGCTCGATATGATGGACTTCGAGGGCATCGACAAGGTCCGCGACAAGGTGTCGCAGGGCCAGACGCTCTACAATCTCCTGCAGACAGCGATCCAGCAGCGCGACGCGGCGGCAGCGGCGGCGGGCATGATGATGGACCCGACGGGCGGTGCGGCACAGCAGCAGCCCGGACAACAGCAGGCGACAGGCGGCGGGCAGACGCAGGGCGGCCGCGCGGTGCAGGCGCAGACGGCCAACAACAAGCCCTATGCGCAGAAGATTGCGGAGCGGACGAATGCTTCGGCGGCTCCGGGAGGCGCACAATGATCGAGGTCAACATCTCTCACAGCTCGCAGAACTACCTCATGGACCTCAAGGGACACGCACGGACGGAGACGGACGGCAGCCCGGAGGTATGCGCGGCGGCATCCGCACTGGCCTATGCGCTCGCTGCGTGGACGATTGCCAATGTTCCGGCAGCGCAGATCAACTACGCGGAGACCGACGGACGCATGTACCTGTCCACCTACGGCCAGAACTGCACACAGGCATGGGCGGTCACGGAGACAGGCTTCCGGCAGCTCGCAGAGGCGCATCCAGAGTACCTCAAAATCATTTAAAAATATTTTTCGTCTCTTGACGACTTTCCAGAAGGGCCCTGCTACGATGTAGTCAGGGCCTTTCCTTGGTTTGTGTTTCTCTCCATTTTCCTCCTTACCTCTCTCTCAAAGGCGCGCGGGTCCTCACACCGCGCGCTGAGAGGCGGGGGACAGGCCCTATAAGCGACACGGCGCTTTGTACCGCGGGAGGCATCTTTATGCAGCAGCTTATCAATTATCGCCTCGACCTCTTTGACGGCGCAGCAGCAGCGGCGCCCGCAGGCGGGGCAACCGGCGGAGCACAGGCAGCGTCCGCGGACACCGGCGCGGACAAATCGGGCGGAAAAACTACGGTCGTCTACGGCAAACAGCCGGAAGGGACGGCAGGCGGCCCCGACGCCGGGGGTCAGGGCGTAGGCAGCGCAGGTGTTGTTGTCACGTCCAATGCGGAAGAAGCACTCAACCGCGAATACGACGAGATGATGAACGGCAAGTTCAAGGACCTGCACGCAAAGCGCGAACAGGAGCTTTTCAACCGCCGGTTCAAAGAGTTCAAAGGTGACCGCGAAGCTCTGGAGGCACAGAACCCCATCGTCGACACGCTCAAACAGAAGTATGGCGTCGACAGCGTAGATGACCTGCAGAAGGCCATTGAGGCGGACGACAGCTTTTGGGAGCAGGCAGCCGAGGACGCGGGGATGAGCGTCCAGCAGTTCCGCGAATACCAGCGTATGGAGCGCGAGAACGCACAGTTCCGTGCGCAGCAGGAAGCGGCACAGTCGCAGGCGCAGGCCGATCAGCAGGTGCAAAAGTGGTACACGGAGGCGCAGGCGCTCAAACAGCAGCCCGGCTTCGAGAACTTTGATCTGCAGGCAGAGGCCGACAACCCGGAGTTCGTCCGGCTCTTGCAGTCCGGCATCCCTGTCCAGCACGCATATGAGGTCATCCACATGGACGACATCATCGCGGCACAGGCACAGCAGACGAGCAAGGCCGTCGTGGACAACATCCGCGCCCGCGGCGCGAGGCCTGCCGAGAACGGAACAGCTTCTTCCAGCGCAGTCATATACAAGGCCGACGTCAGCAAACTTACCGCCGAGGACAGGCGGGAGATCGCGCGCCGGGCACGCAAGGGAGAACAGATCAGTTTCTGACGTTCTCCCGGGAAGGAGAACATATGTATAAAATCAAGTATCGCCTGAACCTTTTTGCAGGCAACACGAACACCACTTCGGACGCCACGCTGTCCGATGAGATGAAAACCTATTACAGCGACTACCTCATCGATCTTGCAAAGCCGCTTCTGGTCCACGACCAGTTCGCGCAGAAGCACAACATCCCCAAAAGCGGAGGCAAGATCATCGAGTTCCGCAAGTACAGCCCGCTGCCGAAGATGCTGCCGCCTCTCGCCGAAGGTGTGACGCCGGACGGCCAGAAGCTCTCCATGAGCGTCATCAACGCGGAGGTCAAGCAGTACGGCGCCTACATCGAGCTTTCCGACATCCTGCTCATGACCGCCATCGACAACAACCTTGTCGAGGCGACCGAGCTTCTGGGAGACCAGGCAGGCCGCACGCTCGACACGATCAGCCGCGAGGCGATGAACACGGGCACCAACGTCCTTTACGGAAACGGCAGCGTCAGTGCGCGTTACCTTCTCGTCGGCGGCGAGAGCAGCGGCAACCATGTCCTCACGGTTGAGGACATTAAAAAGGCAGTCCGGAAGCTCAAGACCATGAACGCGCCGAAGATCGGCGGCGACTATGTCGCCATTATCAACCCGGACTGCACCTACGACCTCACCGAGGACCCGAAGTGGCTCACACCGCACCAGTACGTCGATACCGAGAACATCTACAGCGGCGAGATCGGCAAGATCGCGGGCGTCCGCTTCGTCGAGAGCACCGAGGCAAAGGTGTTCCACGCGGAGGACCTCGCAAGCAACGCCAGAAACCTTGCCTGTAACGGCGCGGTCAACGCTTCCACCAGTGTCACCTTCGACGGCGGCAACGTCGCAGTCAGCGCGCTGGTCGGCAGATACGTCGTTATCGGTACTTACCGGGCAAAAGTTACGGCAAATACCGCGACGGTCCTGACGCTCGACACCGCTGTCACGGCAGCCGACGATGCAGTCATCTATCCCGGCGAGGCCGGCGCAAAGGGCCGCGACATCTACTCCACGCTCATTCTCGGCGCGAATGCCTACGGCACCACGGAGATCGAGGGCGGCGGCCTGCAGCACATCGTAAAGCAGCTCGGCTCCGCCGGTACGGCTGACCCTCTGAACCAGCGTGCAACCGCAGGCTGGAAGTCTACGAAGGTCACAAAGCTGCTCGTCGACGAGTACATCGTCCGCATCGAGACGGCGTCCACCTTTGAGGCGGGCGCGAACTGATAACCCGAGAGGGGCGGGAACCCCGCCCCTCTCATTCAATAGGAGGTCATTATGGCAAATAAAGCAGACGATCCCGCAATCCAGCCGGTAGAGGACAAGGACGCGCAGATCGAGGAACTGAAAAAGCAGCTCTTGGAGGCGCAAGCCGCGAACGCCGGGCAGAATTGCGGCGCCACGCAGTCCGCACCTGTGCAGGCCGTTACTGCGCCGGTCATTATCGCGCAGCCCATGACGGCAGACGAAAAGAGTGAGGCCGACAGGCTCGCAGAGCAGCGCAAGTTTGAGACCATCGCCAACGAATGGCTTGAGGAGCCGGTCGCCATCCAGCTTTTCAAGGACGGTAAGGACTACAAGGACGACCTTTTCATCAGCGTCAACAACAAGCGCTGGCAGATCAAGCGCGGTCTGCCCGTCACCGTACCGCGCAAGGTCATGCTCCTTATCGCGGACAGCGAAATCCAGAGTATCAAGGCGGCCGAGTACAGCGACGAGAAGCAGGGCGAGTACCAGAAGGCCGTTGACGCCAACATGCTCTAATATTGACCGCGGTAGACACGGCATACTGCGACACGGCGCAGAGACTTTTCGGGGTCTCTGCGCCGTTTTGACTATCTCAAAGGAGGCCCACTCATGGCAAACAAAATCATTACCGTCTACTGCGCGGACGAAACGATACGGAAATCGTCCTCCGTGGCGGGAGCTGCAGGCAGCAGCAACGCGGTCACGCTACGTCTCTCGTTCAGCGCGGCGTGGGACGGCACAACGAAAAAGGTATACTTCTGCGATGCGACAAAGGCAAAGTCCGCCTGCATCATCTGCACAGTGGACAAACTCGTCTCCGGCGAGACGGACGTCTACGACATTCCCATTCCGGCGGAGGCACTGGACGTCTCCGGAAAGCTGCTGCTGACGGTCAAGGGCGTCGTCGTGTCCGGCACGACCGTCGAGCGTTGCATGGTGAGCGCCACAACGACAATGGACGTACTGCCGGCTGATATGCCCAGCACAGACACCGCTCCTGTGGAACCAACGCCGACACAGGCAGAACAACTGCAAAGCGAGATTGATGGTATTAAAAGCGACATTGCTACGGTTGCGGCAAACGCCAGCACCATCGCGTCAAGCGCAAGTGCTGCAAGTGCTTCGGCCTCAGCGGCGGCAGCAAGCCAAAGTGCGGCGGCAGGCAGCGCCACGGCAGCGGCGGCGTCTCAGACAGCGGCAAAGACGTCGGAGACAAATGTGGCGTCGTCTGCAAGCACGGCGACAGCGAAGGCGGGAGAGGCGTCTGCATCGGCCTCGGCAGCAAAGACCAGCGAGACAAACGCGGCGGCGTCCGCGAGCACGGCAACCACAAAGGCAGATGCGGCGTCTGCATCGGCCTCGGCAGCGAAGACCTCCGAGACGAATGCCAGGAACGCGGAGACGGCGGCGGGCGGCAGCGCCTCGTACGCGGCTGCAAGTCAGAGCACGGCGGCGGGCTCGGCGAGCGCGGCGGCGGCGAGTCAAACAGAAGCCAAGACTTCGGAGACGAACGCGGCTGCCTCGGCAAAGGCGGCGGCAGAAAGCGCCCAGCAGGCGTCGACCGGGCAGGTCAACAGCGACTGGAACGTCGCCGACAGCGCCGACAAAGCCTTTATCAAGAACAAGCCGACGGCTCTGCCGGCATCCGACGTCGCCGCCTGGGCGAAGGAGGCAACTAAGCCGGCATACACGGCCGAGGAGGTCGGGGCGGACGCGAGCGGAGCGGCGAGCACGGCACTGACGGCGGCGAAGAGCTACACGGACACCAAAATCGAGGCAATTCCCGCACCGGATATGTCCGCGAAGGCCGACAAGAAGGTCCCAGCGGCGGCGGGAAACCTCGCGACACTGGACGCCGGCGGCAATCTCGCGGACAGCGGGAAGAAACCGGCGGATTTTGCGGCGGCAACCCACGCCTCGAACCACAAAACGGGCGGTGCGGATGCGCTGACCGCTGGAGACATTGGCGCGTACACAAAGACCGAAGTTGATGCATCTTTGGCGAAAAAGGCAGAATTAAATTATACTCTATACCAGCGTACAATGACTACCGAACAGTTAAATGCGTGTTCCACCTATCCATATCTGGCAGCTATAGGGACGCCATCTGCAAGTTTTGGACCACGTCCCGATTACTGGGATGTGGAGTATCACTACTATGACGCAAATACTGGTCTACAAATAATTACTGCACTGGTTACAGGAGACCGATGGTACCGAGTTTTTAATTCCGGTATTGCAAAGGCATGGCAGCAAATCGCAACCTGTACAGCACCAACGGCGTATGATTTGCCCCTTTCCAACGGCTGGTCGGCGGACAACTTTATGAAATACATGAAGTCAAACGGGATTGTTACAATATATGGACAGGTTTACTCTACTTGCGGGACTGTGAATTCTGAGACAATAGTAGGCACACTTCCAGCAGGATATAGGCCCAGTCAGAATTTTGAATACCCCTGTACAAATGACTACGGTTCTTGTGCTTGCTTGATAAAATATGGCGGGTCAATTTCCGTTATACCAGATAATCATGCTGGAACTCACTTCCGCATATTCGCATCTTTTGCCGCAGGAAATTAATCTTACTCTGTAAAGTTGAAAGGTGTTAAAAACATGGGAAATTATAAACATAGTTGTGTCATTGACACAAACGGAATATATGTCGATTTAGTTCTGGTGCTACTTCCAGACGAGGGCGAACCCGAAGTGCAGAACTACACACTGCATGAAGGTGAATCCACCATTGATTTCGGGCCGCCCGAGATCAAAAAGAAGGCCGGAGATAGCGGTTTTGTCGCACCGAAGTGGAATGGTTCCCAATGGGTGGAGAATGCGACGGCAGAGCAGATCGCGGCGCTGGCTCCGACACTGGAGCAGACGCGGGAGGCGGCAACGGAGCGTATCAGTGGCAAGTGCTCGGCGGCGATCTACAGCGGCGTCACCATCGACGGAAAGCATTACCGAATGACCGAGAACGACCAGCTCAGCCTCGGCGCGGCTGTCGGGCTGGCGACGTCGACCGGGGAGTCTATCTCCTACGCGGCAGACGGCGAGGCGGGCACCATGATGACGGCGGCGCAGCTCTCAGCGATCGGCAAGGCCGGGTACGACTGGGGCTATGTCTGCCGCAGCTATTACAGGCTGCTCAAGGTCTGGATTGCGCGGGAGACGGACACGACGGTACTCTCAGCTGTCAACTTCGGCAGTACGCTGCCCGACGATCTCATGGCAAAACTCTCGGCGATGACTGCGGGCGCGGGGATTGACATCACAAAATACGCGTCGGCGCTCAGCGCGTGAAGGGGGGACAGTATAGTATGCTTCCGTATTTGCAGAACACGCGCAGTAAAACCAAACAGCAGATCGTCGGCTTCCGGGGCCTCAACTACACTGAGAACCACGCGGACGGCGAGTTTGCGGAGGTGGCGAACCTCACGACCGCCGAATTTCCCGTGCTGACACAGCGCACGGAGCGCGGAGTGTTCCGCGCCGGAGCTGCGACCACCGCGCTCTATGCGCGCGGGCATCTCGTCTTTGTGGACGGGACGAGCCTCTATTATTACAACAGCGTCACGGGCCTCTACAATGCCGTCGGCACGGTCACGGCGGGTGCAAAGCAGTTCGCAACGGTCAATACCAAACTCTGTATCTGGCCGGACAAAGTCTATCTCGACCTCACCGACTTCACCGTCAAGCCGCTGGAGCGCGTTGAGACGCGCGCGGGCAGCTTCGCCGTCGTGGCGACGCCGTCGGCGACGACCTTCACGACAACCGGCGCGGCTTTCACCTTTGCCAAGGGCGACGGGATCATCGTCTCCGGCTGCACCACGGCGACCGCCAACAACGGGATCAATGCGATCATCCGCGACATCTCGGCGGACGGCAAGACGCTGACCTTCGACACTTCGGTATTCGCGGCCGGCACAGAGAGCGCGGTCACGTTCTCGCGCTCCATACCGACAATGGACTACATCTGCGAGTGGAACAACCGTCTGTGGGGCGTAGGCGGCGGGAAAATCTACGCCTCCGTGCTCGGCGAGCCGCAGAACTTCAATGTGTTCGACGGACTTTCCACCGACAGCTTCACCGCCGCCGTCGGCTCAGACGGCGACTTTACCGGCATCGCGCCCTATACGACGCATATTCTCGCATTCAAGGAGCACATGGTCCACAAGGTCTACGGCACCAAGCCCGCGAACTACGAGGTCACGCCGGGCTTCTGGCACGGCATCCGCGCGGGCAGCAGCAAGTCCGCCGCGATCATCAACGGCGTCATGTACCTGCACACGCCGGACGGCATCGTCTCCTACGCGGGCAGCATTCCGACCATCGTCTCGGCAGCGCTGGGAACGCACACGTTCAAAAACGCCGTCGCCTGCGCGCGCGGCACCGAATACGTCGTCTCCATGTACGATGAGAGCACGGGCAAGTGGGGCGTCTATGTATACGACACGCTGCGCGGCCTCTGGATGCAGGAGGACGCGACGCAGGCCAAGGACTTTGCCTTCTACGACGGGCATCTCTATTTCGTTTCCAGCAACGGCATTGTCGGCTGCGGCACGACGACACCCGCGCTCTCCGACGAGCCGCATATTCCGTGGAGCGCGGAGCTCTGCCGTTTCGACGAGCATATCACCGAAACCAAAGATTACAGCCGACTCAACCTGCGCTGCGAGCTGGAACCCGGCAGCTGGCTCAAGGTGGAGCTCGCGGTGGACGGCGACATTTTCCGCGAGGTCAGGACGATCTCGGCGTCCGGGCGCAGAGTGTTTGCCGTCCCCATCAATCCGACGCGCTGCGACAGTTTTCGCATACGGCTCTCCGGCGAGGGCAGGTGCCGGGTGTACGCGCTCACGCGCGAATTTTCAACAGGAAGTGATATATCGTGATCGACTTTGAGACGCCGAACATCGACTTTTCTAACAGGGACAGGGCGCTGCAGCAGATTTGGTCCTTCGTGCAGAGCTTTCAGGAGCAGGTCTCGTTCTGGATGCGCAATCTCGACAAGGACAACTTCAACGAGACCGGCTTAAAAGAAATTATCGCACCCATATCGGCGGAAATTGCTGACATGGCCGGGAATGTCACAGAGATGCAGATCACCGCCGAGGGCGTAAAGATGGAGGTCGACGGGCTCAAGGACCGGAACACCGTCACCATCGACAGCACAGGACTCTATGTGACGGACGCCCAGGGGAACTCAACAAAGCTCGCAGGAGACCAGATCACGAGCGGGACCATCACGGGCGTGACGCTCATCAGCAGCGGAACGGGCGCGAAAATAACGATCAGCGACGGATCAATTTCATTTAGTGGAGGAGGCGGCAGCGCAAAACTGACGCAGACATCGCGGACGGGCCTTTATATTGAGGCTGGAAGCGTGAGCGGACAGGGCATCAGCATTTCAACAGACAGTTTCGACGTGTCCGCAAATGGGGGCATTTCGCTCTCCAGTCCGGTATATATTTCGGACGATCTGACCGTCGCGCAGAATATCAACAGCAGCGGGACCATGAAGCTCAACGCCGGGGGCAACGCGTCCTTTGACGCAGGCGGAACCCTGTATTTGCAGACGAACGGCGGAGACATAAACATCGGAAACGGCGGAAACATCCGCCTCAACGGAACGGTGACGGTGAACGGTTCGCCGCTCGCGACGGGTTAAGGAGGATGATATGACGATCAATCAGGCAATCACGGCGGCGGACGCCATGCGGCCCAACGCCTACGCGCCGGACGACAAGCACGTCTGGGTCAATCAAGTTGAGCGGCAGCTGCAGGAATTCACCGGCGCGGACTATACCTTCTATACCGCCGACGACATGGACAAGGAGCTTCTGCTCCCGGAGGCGTGGAGTGACATCTACGTCCTCTATATCTGCTCCATGTGCGACTACTGGGCGCAGGACACGGCAAAATATAACGCCTCGGCGGCGCTCTACAATAGCCGCCTGACCGAATACAAGCAGGAATACAGGCGCAGCGCGGCGGGGCAGAAGTCCACGCACTGGGCAAACCTCATTTAAGGAGGGCGCTATGAATTATAAAACCGACTACAGGCAGGAACAGCTTGACGCAGAAAAAGCGGGAGATTATACACGAGCGGCTTTTGCGGAATGGAACCACAATAATAAAGCCGATGAGCTTGGCATGGACCCGTCCATGAAAACCCAAACCTATTATAATCCGAGCAGCGGGTATTACGACCCCCGCGTAAACTGGACAGGGTTTCAGAACCTCGCTGAAGCCGCGGGGGACTATCAGGGCGCAAAGGTCGGCGAGAGCGTACATAATCAGAAAAATACCTCGCAGAACCTCGGCTATTCCAACACATACGGGTATAACCAAATCCCGGAATATAAGAGCACCTACAAGCCGAAGATCAGCGATCTCGTGGACAACATCCAGAACTACGACTACAACAAGTATCTCGGCACCGATGAATACGGAGCACTGAAAGGCCAGTATGAGCGGCAGGGCCAGCGGGCAATGCAGGACACCATGGGTGACGCCGCGGCGCGCACGGGCGGTCTCGCGTCCTCCTACGCTGTCTCCGCAGGGCAGCAGGCATACGGGAACCAGATGAACAATCTCGAAGCGGCGGCGCGGGAGATGTACCAGAACAAAAAGACCGATATGCGCAACGACCTGTCCATGTATGAAAACCTCGACAACACGGACTATGCCCATTACGCCGATCAGCTCGCGCAGAACAACGCGAACCGGCAGTTCAACTACACGCAGCTCTCGAACGCGCAGAGCAACGCGGAAAGTCTCGCAGAGAAGAAAGCGGCCGCCGGAGAGGATGCCGGGGACTATTCCGGTTATGTCTCCGCCGGGCTGATGTCTCAGGCGGACGCGGACACCGCAGAGAAGCTTTGGGCTATCAAAAACCCGGAGGCAGCCGTCGCAATTGGCAACAAGTACGCCGCTCTTGCACAGGCCGCTATCGCTGCAAGCGCTGCAAGCGGAGGAAGCGGAAGTAAGCGCGGCGGAAGCAAGAAAGGCGGCGGAGGAGGAGTAAAAGACAACACGAAGGTGGATCATATCAACCAGACATACACCTACACCTACACGGACCCTAAAACCGGGAATAAGAGTCAGTCTATGCCGGACTATCTGCTGAATAAGAGCGTTCCGTACGACATCTACTATCAGGTCGGAATGAACCGCACAAAACAGGGCATGGCGGCGACGATTGCGAAATACTTCAACGGCGGCAAAATTAATAAGGGACAGGCTGCGGCGCTCGACTATTATTTTGGTGTGGAGGAGAAGTGATATGAGTAAAAAGAAATCTTCATGGAGCGTCGACTCGATGCTCAAAAACGCCGAAACAGCCGGCCAGTCTCAGTATAAGAAGCAGAGCGAAGATTTTTCAAAAGTCAAAGCAAATACAAGCTTTACGCGGCCTGCTTCCACTGCATCCGTGGCTTCTTCATCCGCTTCAGGTGCGGATAAAAATGATGAGGACACCAGCAGCGTCGCGGAGCGCATTAAGGCGGCGGGCCGGACAAATTCACCTCAGTCCGACTACTCCGGCAGCAATGTGCTCTACCGCGCGGCCTCGCTGATGACGGGAAAACAAGTCGAGCAGCGGGACCGGAACGTACGCCGCGACTATGACATCAAATCGAACTGGGATAAGTGGCTGCAGCTCGCGCAGAAGGACACGCTCGATGCCAACGAGCGCGCGGAAGCAAAGCGCGGCGCGGCGCTCCTCAGTGAGCGGTCCGCCGCCCTTCGCGGCCAGACCACGACCAGAAACCCGTTTAAGTACATTGCCTCCGCTTTTGAAAACGAGAAGGACCCGAACGCTGTTAGCAGTGCTGACCGGCAGAAGGCCAACAGCTACCACGAGATCGCAAAGGTACTCAACGCGAAGTCCAGCGACAAAACGGCTTTTGCTTCTGGCGTAGCAAGCGCGATCGCTCCATGGGCGGACAAAGCCATGAAAGCGGATGTCAGTGCCATCAACAAGGCCGGATACGGGAAATCGACCGGTCTTGATGAAGATTCCCAGACGGCCATCAACAATTTCTATTCCAACGAAAACGCCATGATCGCGGCAGGCAACAAAAAGGCGGCTATGGCCGGCGGCATCGTCGGCGGCGTCGCGGGTGCGGCAGCCGGCATCGGCGTTGCAGACACGGCGCTCGGCGGTCTAAAATGGTATGCGAACCTTTCAAAGCCGCTGCAGGCAGCCGTCAGCAGCGGGGCTTACTTCGGCGCGCAGGGCGGCGCTTCCGCTGCTTCTCAGGTCCCGTCCGAGGAGGAGTGGAACACCTATCAAGCACAGCAGCAGGAAATCGCGTCAGAGATGGGCGGCAGCTACACACCTCAGCCCTATGACCCGGCGGCGCTCTGGGGCAATGTGGCGAAGCAGGCGGGCATCGGCGCGGCCTCCGGCGCGGCCTTCGGTTACGCCTCTGCCGCGCTCGGCGATATTGGAAAGGCTGTGCTCGCCAAACATGGCCTGCAGACTCCGTTTATGGAAGCGGTTCGCAACGTGACGGCAGCGACCGGCGGCGCGGCGGCGTCCGAGGGCGTCAACTATGCGATGCAGTCCGACGGTCAGAAGCCCACGAAAGACGAAATTGTGCAGAACGTCGCAACCGCGTTTCTTCTCTCCGCACTCACGTCCGGCGTAGACGCTATCCAGACGACCCGCGCGAACAAGGCGGCCATCGACTATTCCGTGCAGGAGATGCAGAACGAATATGCCCGCACATTCTCGGGAACGTCGACCCGCGTGGAACGCGCGGCCGCGCTCGACCATGTGACCGAATACAACGACACCATCCGTAAAGCCATCTCGCAGCACTACTATGCGGGAAATCAACCGTATATCGATGACGTCCTCCAGACGCTCGACGCTATCGACGAACAGGTGAGCCGGATCCGCGCGAGCGGCGTCGCGGACACGTCAGTCAAGCTGCCAGAATACCGAGCGCCAGCGGAGACCGCAGCAACGCCCGCCGTTCCCGCCTCCGTCATGACAGCGCCAGCAGCGCAGAGTTCCACGACGCCTTTTCCTGTCGTACGCCCGCAGACGAACTATATCCAGAATGGCGTGCTGCAGGAGGTAAACAGAAGCAACGTCGAGCGCATGGCCGCCACGCTCAGCGAGCACGGCCAGAAAGCCATGCAGACGGTCTACGACGGCGGCGACGCGACTGCATACAGTGGCGACTTCATCCGCGCCTATAATGCGGGCGCGAAGGGCGCGGACTTTGGCAGCGTGCAGACGTCGGTACTCACACCGCAACAGAAGTTCGCGGCGTTTTCCGCCGGGCAGAATGACGCTCCGGCGGCGCAGGGACCCGCAACGGCGGAACGGGCTGATTCACAAAACACGGTCAATTCTGTGATTGACACGGGCGAAAACAGATTTTCGGCGCAGGATACGTCCAAAATTGAGAATGTCACCCCGGTGACGCTTGAAAATGCGCCGCTGCAGGCGGATAATGCATCGACAAGCAAAAATACATTGAAGCACGCAAAGGATAGCGATACAATCGGGACGGGGAATGCTGCCGGAAGCTCCTCGGCACAGCTTGCCGAGAAAATCCAGAGTATGATCGAGACCAGAAAGCCATTCAACTCCGCGTGGCTGTTCGAACAGTCGGACAGAGTATTTGGCGGTACGCAGGCGCAGGGCGCTTATACGCCGAAGGACGCTTACGACGCGATGGAGCTGGCCGTCAACAAGTATCTGCTTCATGCCGCGAAGGAGGACATGAACGGCAGCGCAAAGACCGCCCACGGAGCGCTTGAGCGCCTGCAGAGTCTGCTTGACGCGCTGCCGACGCAGACGAAACGTACAGATGAACAAATTTCCTATCAGCAGTTCTCCACACCGCCGACGATTGCTTATCTCGCAGCATGGAGCGCAGGCATTACGCCGAAGGACACCGTTTTGGAGCCTTCCGCCGGTATCGGCGGCATTGCGACGTTCCCCAAAGCATGGGGAGCGACGGTGGATGTTAACGAGCTCTCGGAGCGCCGCCTTTCCGTCTTGAACGAAATGGGCTTTGACGGCGTTTACAACGTGAATGCCGAGCAGCTCAACAACATGCTGCCGGACAGTGTGCAGCCGTCCGTGGTTCTCATGAACCCGCCGTTTTCCTCCACCGCCGGCCGCACGACAACGAACAAAACGTCGAACGCGGAGCGGCATATCGAACAGGCGCTCCTTCGCCTCGATGACGGCGGCCGCCTTGTGGCCATTCTCGGCAAAGGAATGGCGGACGACGCGCCGGCCTTCTCTGGCTGGTGGAACAGTCTCAGAAAGAACTACAGTATTCGTGCAAACGTTGGTATTGACGGTTCAAATTATAAGAAATACGGCACCTCATGGGGCGTGCAGCTCGTCGTCATTGACAAGACAGGTCCGCAGGCCGGCGAGACGGTCACGGGCAGCTACAAGGACCTCACAGAGATACCGAACGTAATGGAGGGTATCCGAAATGACAGAGGTACAGTTGAAGCAGGGACTGTTGTCCGCAGTACAAGCGGCACAGTCGGGAATTCTGGACCGCAGCAGCCTGACGTCGGAGGAACCCGAAACAGAGCTGCTGGAGGCACTGAACGTGCTGGAGGAAAAATTGCCGTCAGTGAGCCCGCAGACTCTGTTCTTGGCGATCATGGGAGAGGACCTGCCGAACGACCCGCAGGAAATCAGCACGGCATTCAGGGCGGCGGAGAACTCGAAAACGGACAGCGAGTGGGAGAAGGCAACGTCCCGGCTCCTTCTGATGTGTCTCGTGAACCTTCGGGAAGCGCCGAACAGCCCGATAGACCCGAACCCCAGCCTGCACGACCCGGAAAGGTAAAAAAGGCAGAGAGCGACGACGGCGTCTATGCCGAATACGCCGCACCAGAGCTTCCCATCAAAGGCGCAAAAAAGCACCCCGCACATCTCGCAGAGTCCGCGGCTATGGCCGCAGTCGGTATGCCGCAGGCGACCTATAAGCCAAAGCTCCCGCAGGAGCTTATCAGCAGCGGCGCGCTTTCAGACGCGCAGCTCACGAATATCGTCTACGCGGGGCAGGCCCACGAACAGACGCTCCCGGACGGAACCCGCAAGGGCTATTTCATCGGAGACGGCACCGGCGTCGGAAAAGGTCGGCAGATTGCGGGCATCATCCTCGACAATATGGTGCAGGGCCGTAAAAAGGCTGTCTGGATATCTAAAAGCAGCAACCTTCACCCGGATGCGCAGAGAGACTGGGCGGACATCGGCGGAAACAAGGACGATGTTTTCAGCTTCAGCAAAACAAAGCTTGGCGAGAAGATTACGCAGGACAGCGGCATTCTGTTTTCCTCCTACGATACGCTTGCAACGGAGAAAGCGGACAAGAACCGCCTGCAGCAGATCGTCGACTGGCTCGGCAAAGACTTTGATGGCGTGATCGCGTTTGATGAAGCGCACAACATGGGAAATCTTCTCGGAAAGCAGGGTAGCCGCGGCAAGACAAAGCCCGCGGCAAAGGCTCTTGCGGGAGCGAAGCTGCAGGAAATGCTTCCGAACGCGCGCGTGGTCTATGTCTCAGCTACAGCGGCGACCGACGTCAATGAGCTTGCCTTCGCTCAGCGCCTCGGCCTCTGGGGCAAGGGAACGCAGTTCCACGACGTCAACGACTTCGTTTCAAAGATCAGCTCCGGCGGTCTCGCAGCAATGGAGCTCGTCGCCCGCGATATGAAGTCTCTGGGAGTCTATCAGGCGCGCAGCATCTCTTTTAACGGCGTCAAGTACGACACGCTGATGCACAATCTCACGCCCATGCAGACGCAGATATATAACACGATGTGTCAGGCGTGGCAGGTGACCCTGCAGAACATCAACGCTGCGCTCGAAATCACCGGCGCGCAGAATAACGGGAAGGCGCGCTCGTGGGCACTGTCCGCTTATTACAGCTCCATGCAGCGCTTTTATAACCAGATACTTACGTCCATGTCTATGCCGTCCGTAATTGCCTGCATGAAAAAGGAGCTGGCCGCAGGTTACTCCTGCGTGTTGCAGATCGTCAACACCAATCAGGCGGAGAGCGACCGACAGCTTGCAAAGGCTAAGGAGGAAGGCACGGAGCTTGAGGACCTCGACCTTACGCCGAAGGGCTCTTTGCTCGAATATCTGAAAAATTCCTTCCCCGTCTATGCCTATGAGGAGTATACGGACGACAAGGGAAACAAGCAGTCCCGCCCCGTACAGGATAAGGACGGAAACCCGGTCATAGACAAGCAAGCCGTCGCCATGCGCGACGCGCTCATCTCGCAAGTTGAGGAAATGAGCGTGCCGGAGGGACCGCTTGAAATGCTCTTTGACGCATTTGGCCCCGAACAGGTTGCAGAAGTGACCGGGCGCTCCCGCCGCATTGTGCCGCGCGAGGACGAAAACGGAAAGGTACGTCTTGTAGAAGAAAAGCGTACGCCGAAACATGTTGAAGCGGATGTCCAGGCATTTCAGGACGGCAAGAAGCACATCCTTATCTTCTCCGACGCCGGTGGTACAGGGAAAAGCTATCACGCCGACCGCCGCGCAAAAAATCAAGAACAGCGCATCCACTACCTCATTCAGGCCGGGTGGAGCGCGCCGAAGGCGGTACAGGGCTTCGGCCGCACGCATCGTTCAAACGAAGTCAGCGCGCCGGTCTACAAACTCGTTACAACCAACATCAAAGGCCAGAAGCGCTTTATTTCCACCATTGCCCGCCGTCTCGACCAGCTCGGCGCCCTCACGAAAGGGCAGCGGCAGACCGGCAGCGGCATGTTCGGAGAAAAGGACAACCTTGAATCTGACCTTGCGCGCGACAGCCTCCGCAATTTCTATGACCGTCTCGGCCACAATCGCATTGACGGCGTCGACGGCATGGATATCCTCAGAAAACTGGGCCTCGACAAAAAATTCACCGACGAATACGGCGCTTTCAAGCTCGACGACACGCTCTCCCGCGACATGAACACCTTCCTCAACCGCATCCTCACGCTGGAAGTAGACGAACAGAACGCAGTATTTGATGAATTCAACACCATTTTTGACACGGCCTACGATGACGCGCTGAAAAACGGAACGCTCGATCTCGGCCTTGAGAATGTGAAGGCCGACAAGATTGAAATCATCGACGATACGCCCATACTCACGGACGAAAACTCCGGTGCGACGACCGACTATGTGCAGGCAAAGACCTATAAAAAGCCGGAACTGCTGACGACCATAGACCAGCTTCAGGAATGGCGCGGCGGCGCTTCGTTACAGGGACTCTACCGGACGGACAGGGGCGACGTGCGTGCCGCCTTCCGTATCGCGGACAAAACGGACAGCCGCGGAAACATCGTAAAGCAATTCCGCCTGCAGGGGCCTGTGAAGTCTCAGTTCTCTACATGGACCGAAAAGACGCTTGCGGAGCATGGGACCGCGCTAAAAAAGAGCGAGTGGTCCGCCGCGTGGGACAAAGAAGTTGCAAAGGCACCGGAGTATGAGGAAAACACGGTCCATATGCTCACCGGCACGCTGCTTCCTGTCTGGAACCGTTTGCCGCAGGACCACACGCGCGTTATGCGCATTGTTGCGGACGATGGTTCACAGTACCTCGGCAGGGTCATCCCCGCAAACCAGATCGACGATGTCCTCGCGCGCTTTGGCGGCAAGGGCAGAACGAAAGAGACCTATACGCCCGCCGATCTCATGTCCCGCATTCTCAAAAACGGTCAGACGGTCCAACTCACGAACGACCGCATTTTCCTTTCCCGCCGTCGGGTCAGCAACGAATATCGCATTGAGATCAAAGGCCAGAACCTCTGGTATCTTCCACAGAACTATGCCGGCATCATTACCGAGACGATTAACTATGACCGCCGATATTTTATCCCGACCGGAGAGACGGGAGAGCGTATCCTCGGACAGATTATTAAAGACAACCCCGTTTCGAGCGTGTCAGAGGAGCAGGACGACGTAGACCAGCTTATCGTCACGGACCCGAACAGTCAGAGCGTCGGAAGCGGGGACACCTCCATCAACAGTGCAAAACTGCCCGCGGTATTCTCTGCGGTAAAGGACTGGACGCCCGGCACGGTCAATCTCGACCTCGGCGGTGGCAAGTTCGACAATGCTACCGAGTACCTGAAAACGCTCGGCGTAACAAACTATGTTTTCGACAAGTACAACCGCAGCCCCGAAGAAAATAAGCGCGCCGCCGCGGCAACGCAGGAGGGACGGTCCGACACCGTCACCGTCTCGAACGTCCTGAACGTCATCCGCGAGCAGAGCGGCAGAGACGAAGTGCTCCGAAACGCGCTCGACGCTGTGAAGCCGGACGGGACGGTCTATATCACCATTTACGAAGGTGTCTCAAAAGACCGGGGCGTCGGAAAGTACACAAAGTTTGAGACCGAAGTTCAGCGCGATGGCAACAAGAAAAAGGTCCCTACCTGCTGGCAGGAAAACCGGCTCACATCCTCGTATATTCCAGAAGTGCGCGCATTTTTCGGTGACGTCACCGTCAAAAACAAAGTCATCATTGCAAGGCAGCCTAAGAAGGCCAAGCTCACGCCCGCCGACAGCATCGATCATCTGCTTTCCGATACCGCGACCGGCAGATGGAGCGCACCGCGCAACAGCAACGCCACAGCGGAAAAGCCAATGCCGATCTCCGACATTATCGGCAAGGCACGGCACGACTTCGGCCTGCCGATCACCGCGGGCCATATCCGCGGCAAAAAGGACCTCGGGCTCTACTTCCGCAACTCGGACAGCATCCGCACGAAAATTGCAAACGACCTTCCGACCGTCGCGCATGAGCTCGGCCACCATCTTGACCGAGTCTATGGTATGACGGAATACGCAGCAAAGGATCAGATCACGGAGCTGACGGGCGGGCTTTCCGACGCCATGCGGGACGGATACCCCGAAAAGAAGTGGAAAACGGAGGGCTTCGCGGAGTTCCTGCGCCAGTATCTCCAGAGCATCGACGAAACCGCAAAAAAGTATCCCAAATTCACACTGTATTTCCTCGAAACGCTCTCCCCGGAGGACGCGAGGAACATCACTGAACTTGCCGATGAGGTCAACGCCTACTATGCGCTTGACAAGGACTCTGCACAGTCCGCAATCCGTTTCCGCGAGGAACAGGGCATGGACTTCCGCACGCCGTCTGAAAAGGCTGCAGACAAGGCGGACCATCTGTACCAGGCATGGATTGACAGTAATCACGGTATCAAGCGATTTGACCGCGCAGCCGGCACAAACGCCTACATGCTCGCCACCAACGCATCCTATGCGGAGAATATTGCTGCCGCCGTGCTGGAGGGAGACCTCACGGACCAGAACGGGCAGCGCGTCGGCGACGGCCTCCGCACGGTCCTCAAGGACATCGATCTCAAGAACGACGACGAGTACCGCACCTTCGGTGAATACCTCGTCGTGAAGCACGCACCGGAGCGCATCAAAGAAGGTATGCGTATCTTCGCGGACGACCGCAAGAATAGCGCCGACTGGTGCGCCGCACGGCAGGCCATTCTTGAACATCAATATCCGATGTTCAAGGAGACGTCCGAGAAGCTCTACGAATTTGAGAGCAAGTTCCTCCAGACATGGGGCGTAGATACCGGCCTCGTCTCGCAGGAAAGCACGGAGAAGTGGGCGGAACGCTGGCAGTATTACGTCCCACTGAACCGCGACGTCGGCTCTAAAAAGACCATAGGCGCGCGGCGCGGCTTCGCTGACCAGAACAGCACCATCCGGCAGGCATACGGCAGCGGCCTTGACATTATCCATCCCGTTGACAACATCATGAACAACATGGTAAAGATGATAAATGCCGGCATCCGCAATAATGTCATGTGCGAGATCACGACGGCTGCTACCCGACATGAGGGCCTCGGCATTTTCCTCGAGCAGGTGGAACGCCCGCTGCAGATGCAGACCTTCAATATGGCTGGTATCAAGGAGGACCTGAAACAGGGCATCGAAAACAGTGGCCTAACGCAGGGAGACAAGGACGAGACACAGGGCATCATCGGAGACCTGGACGACATTCTCGTTCAATACAAGACCGGGCACAAGGCAGGCAACGTCATCACCGTTCTTGTGGACGGAAAACCGCAATACTGGAAGATCAACGACCCGCTGCTCATGGCGTCAATTTCAAACATGTCTCCGCAGCGGCTCCCGGCCTTCCTCGAAACGCTGGCCGAGGTCAACCGCTTCATGGTTTCCAACATCACCGGCAGCAATGTCCTCTGGTCGATCTTCTCAAACTTCCCTCGCGACTTCGCTACGGCAATGACTTTCTCTGAGGACAAGAACCCTCTGCACATGCTCGGCGGCATGGGCGCAGCTTATGTGAATATGTGCAAGGGGAACAGCGCAGATCCGCTGTTCAAGGAATACAAGGCTATGGGCGGCACGCACGCATCCGTCTACACGGCGGACAAGGACTTCACGGCGCAGGTCCGCAAAAAGATACGCGGAGACGATAAGCTCAAATGGCTGAACCCGCTGGACGACCTCGAATTTGTCTCCGACATGATAGAGACCGGCCCGCGCTTCTCCTATTACCGCATACTCCGCAACAAGGGTTATTCCCCGAAGGAAGCGTTCTACGCCTCTATGGACCTTACGACGAATTTCCGCCGCAGCGGAACACAGTCCCGGCAGGCAAACAAGATCATCCCGTTTTTCAATGCCGGTGTGCAGGGGCTCGACCGCTTTTACAGATGGGCGACCGGCGAAGATACCGTGCTGCGCGCGCAGACTGCGGGGGAACGTGCAAAGACCGCGCGCGGCAGAATGATCGCATTCTTCCTCGCGTCTGCCGGCATTGCGGCACTGCTTCACGCCGTCAACAGCAAAACCGACGAAGACCGGAAAAACTACGCGCAGCTCTCCAATTACACGAAGAACAGCTATTTTTGCATTCCGATTGGCGGCGGGAAATACTTCTGCATTCCGAAGCCGCGCGAACTGGCCGTCCTGACTTCCGCAATCGAGGCGACATTGGAACGCACGCTCAGCGGAGACGAGCACGCTTTCGATGAATTTTACAGCTACACCAACGAGCAGCTTCTCCCAAACGTCCTTTCGGACCTCGCACATGCCGACCTCGCGGGCGCGGTTGGCAGTCTCGGCGTCCTCGGCACAGAGGCATATCTTATGGCAAACAGGGACTTCCTCGGGAAGCCAATCGTAAGCGACAGTATGCAGGCTCTCGAACCGAAGGACCAGTACACACAGCGGACGTCAAAGCTCGCCTACTGGATAGGGCAAGCGTTCAACATCAGCCCTCTGAGAGTGGACTTTTTCTGCAACAACATTCTCGGCGGCTGGTGGAAGTCTCAAAAGGCGCTGTTCCCCATCGGCGGGGAGGACCGGGACCTTACGCTCGGTGTTCAGAGCCAGTACATCAAGGACAACCAGTACAGCACGGACGTCATCAACCGGCTCTATGATGCAAACACGGAGGCCAGCCGGGAAGCGAAATCCAATCCCGACGACATGGGCGCGAAGATCGCGGCAAAGTGGACGTCGCTGATGACGGGCTTCTACTCAAACTACAACAAGCTCTCGAAGGACGTCTCGGACACAACGGAACACCGCACGACGCGCCAGACGGTACTCAACATGATTATCGAGTTCCAGAAGTCCTACGACAGCGGCAGCAAAACAAACGCGCAGAAGGCCGTAGAGAGCGTCTGCGCGGCGACCGGCAGCACGGAGGACTATATGCCGCAGGTTATGCAGAACAGCGTCAAGGACGGCGACGGCGGGGCTCACACGCTCACGGACAGCATGTATGTCGACTACCAGACCGACTACCTCAAGCGCTATTACGAGTACGTCGAGAGCACCGTCTCCACGTCGGACGACACGGAGACACAGGCGAAGGCTTGCAAGCTTGCCCGGGAATATGCAAAGGAGGGCGCCACCAACAAGGTGCTCAAGCAGCTCAACGTCACGACGACGAAAATGCCGAAGTCCGCTCAACTCGAAGATCAGGGCGTTGACGAGAATGCGCAGCTCCAGTATCAGATCGTACTGAAAAAGTACGACGCCGACCAGAACGGGAGCATCAAGCAGGAGGAAGCCGAAAACGCGCTGGACAGTCTCGACCTTACCAACGAGCAGAAATCGGCGCTCTGGCAATCCACAAACAAGGGCTGGAAAGAAAAAAATAATCCATATTCGTAACAAAAAAGCGGGAAGTCTTGACGACTTCCCGCTTTTCGCGTGGTACGGTGAATGTAGACAACAGGAAACGGGGTGTGCCACATGATAATGGACGCTGAACTTGCTACGAAGATCACTGAGATCGAACAGCGCGGAAAAAGCAACACGCACCAGATCGAGGAGATCAAGAAAAAGCAGGACAACCTCGACAGCCTTGTTACTTCGGTTGCATCGATGGCGACGGAGCAGGAAAACATCAAGGCTGACGTTACGGAGATCAAGAGCGACGTAAAAAGCCTCAAGGACATCCCGGCGAAACACTGGGAGGACTTCGTGGCAAAGCTGCTATGGGCGCTTGTCGCGGCAGCACTCGGTTTTACAATGGCTAAGCTCGGAATACAGTAACAGGAAGGAGAAGTTATGGTTAATAAAACAAAGAGCAGTGACGGTCACAGGGGCGGCGGGAAGCAGGTGCGCTGATGAAAGTTGTCGAGGTAACCTACAACTGGGCTCACGCGCTGACGCGGCGCAGCCGCACGACACTTCTTGTCCTGCACCATGAGGCCGGCAGCGGTTCCACACCGCAGCAGATACACGCCTATCATTTGTCTAAGGGCTGGTCCGGTATTGCTTATCACTACTACATCCGCAAGAACGGAACGATCTACCGCGGCCGCTCGGAGAACATGATTGGCGGGCACTGTCTCGGGTACAACTCGGTCAGTATCGGCATCTGCTTCGAGGGGAACTTCGAGATAGAGACAATGGGACCGGAGCAGATCAACGCCGGCTGGGAGCTTATCGAGGACATTCTGCGCCGATATCCTGGCATCTCAGTTCGCAGACATAAGGACCTCAACCAGACAAGTTGCCCGGGAACGAACTTCCCGTTTGGAATTCTGACGGGCAAGATGGATCCTTCAAAGGAGGATGTGGATATGACAAAAGAAGAAGTGCTCACAATCATTGAGGAACACGATGCCGAAAAGACCACCGCTACGGCTGCATCCCCCGGCTATGCAGAAGAACAGGTCGCAATGGCGAAGGCCAAGGACAAGGGCTTCATGGACGGCACACGCCCTGACTGCCCGCTGACCCGCGGTGAGTATGCGATCACGCTGCAGCGCCGCGGTGAACTTAATTAGGAGGTAAAAGCTATGACAAAATTATGGTGGAAGGCCGCGGGCGTCCGCGCAATCAAGACGGTCGCGCAGACCGCCGTCGCGACGATCGGCACCAGCGCCGCGATGGGCGATGTCAACTGGGCGATGGTCGCGAGCGCGTCTGTGTTGGCCGGTGTGCTGTCTCTGCTGACCAGCGTAGCCGGGTTGCCGGAAGTAAACGAATAAAGATTGCGGCCCGTCTCCGATTGGAGGCGGGCCGTGTTTGTTAGTCGGTCTATGAAGCTGACAGAGGGTGACAAACGGTCAGTGTAGCCACGCGGCGGACATGGACGCGCCGCGCTGCAGGCGGTGAGCACGACAGTGATAGCAACATAATCGTATAGGGCAATTAAAGCGTCCCGACTGTTTTTGGGCAATGGGAGAGCGGTTCTGTCCAAGGTGAAGATTCATATTAGAAAACATAAAAGCTTTTTTGCAACTATTACTTGTTATTATACAATTACAATTGTAAAATAAGGAATGCAGGCAATAGAGTTTTATGAGAGGACTTGAAATAGATCATGGGGTACAAAAGTACGGATGGATTAATGCGTCATCTCCGGAGTAATGAAGTGTCTATTTCCGGAAGTACGCAAAAAAGGCAACTTATTAATACTGGGTACTATCATGGTTATAAAGGCTATCGTTTTTTTAATACTGCAAATAAGCGTATACCATTTTCATGTTACAAAGAAGTGTATGCCACGATTCAATATGATACAAAATTAAAATCACTAATATACGCTAAAATCATGTACATTGAAACGGCTGTTAAGAATATTGCACTTAATTGTATTTTGGAGCAAGTCGGATCTGAAAATATTCAAGATATGTACGATAAAATTGTTAGCAGCTATCGAAATGCACCAATAGACTGTACAGAAGAGACCAAAACGAAACTTCAAACCAATAAGCTCAAATTGCAGGAAACCATCCAATACTCGCTATCCAAAGCATATCAAAAGGGAAATCCCAAAATAACCCATTTTTATAACAATATGAGTTATAGCGGCGTTCCGATTTGGTCCCTTTTTGAGATAATGACTATGGGGGAATTTGGATTTTTACTTCAGTGCCTTACTTATGATGCGCGCAATGCTATTTCACGTGAAATTGGTCTCAATTTGGCAAGTGATACAAATCGAGAATTAGTTTACAAGTACATTTATGCTCTTAAAGATTTGAGAAATGCGGTTGCACATAACGATGTCGTTTTCGATGCTCGTTTTCGAAAGATTGAGCCTACAAAAGCTATGCGACAATGCTTGATTACAGAAATAAGCTTACCATATGTAAATTTTAAAACCGTTGGGGACTATATTATTTTAATTTGCTACTATCTTAAGATGTTAAAAGTGTCAAAAACGGAGATTTATGCGTTTATTAGAGACTTCGAAAGAATATCAGTCGAATATCAAAATGCTGTTGATCCTGCAGTTGCAGCCATGGTAATTCATCCGGATTTATCAAGTAGGATGGCTCTTTTAAAAAAATATATTTAGCTCTTGCATATTGTTACTCATTACTGTATAATTTAATTAAGAATTGGGGTATATGTTTGCGGACATATGCTTGGGAGAGTCGGATTTATCCGGCTCTTTCTTTATTTAATTATTTGTGATTTCACTTGCAATATAAGAAAAATCCCGCGACCTAAACGGCCACGGGATTTCTGCTTTTGCTGGTGAGTTAAAAGCAACATCGCAATTTCTTCGTCTGATGCAAAAATGCGCGTTGACATATACGAGAGCTACAAAGCCGACCTGACGCTGTACAAGCGGCGGGTTCACTTGGAATTGTAAAAAATCGACATAATATTGTTTTCGAAACCTTTTTATGATATACTATAATAGTATTTCTACTATTATTGCCAAAATGGGCAAGGGCGAACCAGTTTCGATGGAGAGCCTTGCAAAAGTCTGCACCGCCATTGAATGCGGCTTGACGATATAGTTGAAATTGAAACAAGAAAGGCGGTACATTCATGAGACCTTTTAGAGATTATGCGCCAGATGAGCGGAGAAACTATATAACATTATCAACTGGCGAATTTTATCCTGATATATTGGAGGATGCTTGCAGATTGTATACTCCTGTCCTTGAAACTTTTTCTGAGATATTACATCGCTCTGAAAGCTCAACAGCTCTTTTTCTAAACTTATCGCAAGTCCCTAATCAATGGATGCGTATACAACTTTGTCGCGTGTTTAGAAAATATGTTTCTCCTGAAACCCCTGTTGAGATGCTAAAGAAAAGCACGCAAGCCCGTCAAATTTGCAATGAATTTGGAGATGGTTTTAGACCTATACATGTCGTGCAGAAAAAATTTGATGCACGACCTCTTCCGGATGAAGCTATTTGCGCGATATTGTGGGAATACAAAGACCGTGGGAAAAAAGGATATGACTTGACAGAAAAGTTTTTTGACATGATACAGGCAAAGTTCCCGGATATGGAAATCTGGGGGCCTAAGCGTTCGGGTTCAGATGTTCAAGCAGTATCGTTCTGGCAAGATTATACAAATCCAAGTCGTCCATTGGACTTTGTAATTTCTTCACTTGACAAAAAAGTAATATATGCTGTTGGTCTTGCAAGATATGACGGCGACCGTGGGGGCGCACAAGAGGATGATAGAACGGGCGGTTATAAAAATTGCTCTGATGAAATTTTGAACTATGTCCATTCACATGGGTTAAAGACTAAAGTTATCTTTCTTAATGACGGCCCCGGTCTACTATTAGGCTCAATGTGGGAAGATTATTCACGAATTGAAGAACGTTACCCTGATGAAGTTAAAGTTATGACATTGCGCATGATTGATGAGCGCTTAACAAGGGAATGGCTCAAAGGAGAATAAAATAATGTCAACAGGAATTCCCCCACAAGAAAAGCGCAATAGTAAAAAAAAACAAATTCAAATAATATATGATGGTAAGCAAGCCGCAGAAGATATTTTACACTATGCTTATCCTCAATTCGAAAAAGTTGGAGAAGTCTGCGGTGGCGGACAAAATTTCTTGTTTTATGGTGATAATCTTGACGCATTGTTATATTTGCTAAACAACGGCTATAAAAACAAGATCGGGTTAATATACATTGACCCACCGTTTTCAACATCGTCGAATTTTGTTAATCGTGACCAAGAGCATGCATATAGCGATGCGTTGCGCGGTGGCGAATATGTCGAGTTTTTACGTAGCCGTCTAATTGTGATGCATGAACTGCTGTGTGATACGGGTTCAATTTACTTACATCTTGATGGGAAAATGGCTTTTACAATGAAACTAATAATGGACGAGATTTTCGGAGAAAATAATTGTAGGGCCTTCATTACCCGTAAAAAATGTAGCACAAAAAACTATACTAAAAACACTTATGGAAATATTTCTGACTATGTAATGTTCTATTCAAAAACTGCTTTATATGTATGGAATAGACCATTTTGCCCATGGGAAAATGACAAAATGATTGAACAGTATCCATATATTGATGCCAAAACAGGACGCAGATACAAAAAAGTTCCTGTCCATGCACCCGGTGTGCGGAATGGAGAAACAGGAAAAGAATGGAAAGGGAAAATGCCGCCAAAGGGTAAGCATTGGCAATATACCCCTGAAAAACTTGACGAACTTGATGCGGCAGGCGAGATATATTGGAGTCCAACAGGTAATCCGCGTAGGATGGTTTTTTGTGACCCCCAAAAAGGAATACCCATACAAGACATTTGGCTTGATTTTAGAGACTCAATCAATCAAGCGTTAAAAACGACGGGATATCCAACAGAAAAGAACTTTGATATGTTGAAAATGATAGTTGAAGCATCGTCAAATCCGGGAGACATTGTAATGGATTGTTTTTCAGGAAGTGGCACAACATTAGGTGCGGCATTTGAGTTAAATAGGCAATGGATTGGTGTTGACAATAGTACCGAAAGCATCAAAGCAATATTTAAGCGTTTCGTATCAGGACTTGAAACCTATGGCGATTATGTAAGTAAAAACACTGTAACACAATGTTCATTAGACCTTTTTCCGAAATGTCCTTTCGACCTATTAACAACTGAAGACAATATGAAAATATTACGAGAATTAAACTTAACCTATTAA